TTGTTTTTCTCCATTGCCATATAGATCAAACCTCCATCTCATAGAGTACTTCATACAATTCTTCCGAATCAATGAATGTTTCTGTTTTTGTATAATAAATCTCGTGCTGGGAAAGCACTAACTCCACCTGTTCTTCCAATTCCGGCTGCTTTTTGTCTGTGTACAATTCAATGTCCAGCTGTTTGCAACTGAAATACGCCAAATTATCCGCAGAAAATGTCTTCTCGCCGGGAGATAAGAACAGCAGAAAAGGAGGTGCAGGACTCTCGCCTTCGGCAAAATGATGGTAGGCGAAAGGCAGTCCCATTTCCTCCATCATTTCTGCGATTTGTTCGTAGGTCATGACAACGCCTCCTCGATTAAATGCTCCAGCAACTGTACACCGTTTTCTTCCGCAGGAGCAATATGCGGTTTGCCGGATACCCGACCACCGCCACGCTTGGCATGTCCCTTTTCCAGAAGATGTGCCAGTTGATATCTGTTTTTAGAATGTACTGTCATCTCCAAAGAGTGACTGTTTTCGCCAGTCTTTTTCGTTGCCCAGCTTTTTGCATATTTTCCGGTGTCCTTCGGAGCATTGGCGGAAATCTCGTTTTTCACTTGCGTGGCGGTTTTCCGGACAGCCTTTTTCATGGCAGTATCCGCAAGGTCTGCATATTCCTGCAAGCCCTGCATGATTTCCGCTGCAAGATTGTCAATACTGGTCATTTTGTCCTGCCTTTCTGGCTTCTGCAGTAAGTTTCAGATAATCCTTGTGCAGATAATCCGGTGTAACACTGGTGATGTTGTATGTGACATCCCGAAACAAGATTCGGTTGCCTGTTACAGACGACATCCAGTTTTGACTTTGCCGAATGAGGAATTCCAGTGTTTGTGTTTCTTTGGTCACACCAGTATCTGTATGCTCCGAAGAAGATTTCAAAGTCACTTTTGCCCAGCAGGAAAAAGCTTCGTCCCATACAGCAGTGTGATTGCCGATTTCATCGGTAACAACACGATTTTCCAGAAAGGTGATTCGCTGATTCAAAGTTCCGATTTCCATTACATCACACCCTCTCGCTGTGCAAACAGCATGGCACGAAGCGTTAATGTCAGCTTGGAAAAGTCTGCGTTATTGCGGTTTTCATAGAGATAAGAAACCGTGTAGAGCATCGCTGTTCGTACCACATCTTCGTTTTCTGAAAAGCGTTCCTCGTCCATTCTTCCCACATCCATTACCAGCTGTTTTGCAGTTGAAATAAGGGAGAGCAACAATGTATCGTCATCTTCAAAATCAATCCGCAGATACTGCTTGACTTCCTGTAAAGTTACCACCCACTCCAACCCCTTTCTCTAATTACGCTTTCTTAATGGTGAGTGTCTTGATTGCTTCCGGAAGAATCAACTTGCCGTCCAAACGCTGACTTGCAAGGAAACCAACTTGACCAGTCATAGCAAAGAGTTCATTCAGTCTCTTGAAAGAGCGTCCCTGTCTGTCAGCTACCCAGTAATAGCTAAAGTCACCGAATGCCATGCACTTGTTGCCTGCCTTGATTTCCGGCACATAGCTGGAAGTCTTGTAAGGACGATTGAGGATGGTATCAGGAACACCAGCCTGCACAGACGGACTCCAGATATAGTTTCCTGTGTTGTCTTTCAATTTTCTGAGAGCCTTGACAGTGGAATCATTGAGCACCCACACCGCTTTCTTGCGGTACGGACTTCTGAGAGAATAGAAAAGTTCCATCACATCATCAAATGTAATACTTGCACCTGTGGTGGAAGTGCCGTCTTCTGCACCGCCTGTAGCATTAAAAATGCCGGTCGGTTTTCCCTTGCCATCACCAACAAAGAATGTCTCTTCTTCCTTTGCACCAATACGGCGTGCAAACTCTTTTGCAATGTAGGACGGCAGGTCAAATACGCTGTCATTGAGTAGTTCTTCAGAAATTTTAATTGCTGTTCCCAGCTTATATGCGGAAAGCGATGCCTGTCCGAACGTATCATCAGAAAGAGAATACTGCTGTTCCTCGTCCATCCAGACAGCCTCACCCTTGGAAGTCACAATCGGAATCTTGCGGTCGCCGTTGGAAGTTTTGATGACCGTTGCCATCTAACGGAAAATGCTCTCTTCCTCCAACGCCTCCACCAGTTTTCGTTCAAACTCATCCGGCACAAGATAGCCACCCTCTGCGTCTGTACCAATGTGTAAATCATCGTGGACATCGATCCAGTTGCGGTTTCTGATACTGTTCCAGAATGCCGTTTTGTAAGTGTCGCTTGCTGTACCTGCCTTTTCCGTTATATTCGGAGTTGCAGGCTTACCGAGAACAGGAGTGGAAGTTGCTTTGTTCATTTCTGCCTCAATTTCAGCCTGTCGTTCCAGTCGCTGAATTTCTTTTCCGAGATCAACAATCGTTTGTTCCATCGCATCATAGGTCTTGGAATCTTCCTCACTGAGCACGCCATTTGCGTTTCGCTTGCTGTCGAGAAAATCACGTGCTGTATCCCAAGCCTTCTTTCTCTTTTCTCTGAGTTCTTTAATCGTCATAATCAATTCCTCCAATCAATATTTCAAAAGTGTCAGTCTTTTTTCAAGCTGGTCAATGGGTGTGCCAGTAACGGATTCTGCTGATGCAGATACTTTGGATAAGAATGCAGATAGATTCTTCGATTTGGAATAGGTCATTGCAGTCAGTGTATCTTCTTTTTCTTCTTCATCCGGTTCTTCCTCTTTAGGAACAACAGGCATTTTCTTCTCTGCAAAAAGAATCCCGTCCACAAATCCCATTTCATGAGCCTTTTTTGCATTGAGCCATGTTTCATCGGACATCAGTTTTGCGATCTTGTTTCTGCTGAGGTGGGATTTGGTTTCGTAGGCGTTAATAATGCTTTCTTTTACCTCATCAAGCAAGATGATGGCTTTTTCCATATCTGCCTTGTTTCCCATAGCACAAGTGCTGGGGTCGTGGATCATCATTAGGGCAGTTGGTGCAATTAAAGTTTCATCACCAGCCATTGCTACAACAGACGCAGCAGAAGCGGCAATACCGTCAATCTTAACAGTAACTTTGCCTTTATGATTTTTCAGCATGGTATAGATCTGACTTGCTGCAAAAACATCGCCGCCCGGCGAATTCAACCAGACTGTCAGATTTCCACTTACTTTTGAGAGTTCATCACGGAATAGTGCAGGTGTCACCTCATCGCCCCACCAGGTATCTTCAGAGATAGGACCGTTAAACAGAAGCTCTGTTTCTGATGTATCTTCGTTTTGGATAAAGTTCCAAAATTTCTTCATTTAGTTTTCTCCTCCTTTTTTGGATTTGCAAATGCTCCTGCATCAGCGAGTTTTGTAAAGCTGCCATTTACGAGATACAGGTTTCCACCCTCTTCGTCTGAAAGCATATTCATATCTTCAAGTTCTCGGATGTCATTTGCCGACATCCAGCCGTTTTGTCTTGCGGTAGCATAGCCCTGCATACGGGAAGCATAATCACCACGCAGAAGTCTGTCTACATTGAACTTCACAAAATACTGCCCCTTTTCAGAATCAGAAAGAAGTGCTTTCTGTAAAGACTGCTCCCATCGGACGATCCAAGGGTCAAGGCTATATTTCACGAAATCAAGGGATAAATGCTCTACGTTACTGAATGTTGCATGGTCAAGGTCGCCGATCATATGAAGCGGCACTCTGTACATTCTTGCAATTTCCTCAATCTGAAACTTTCGTGTTTCCAGAAACTGTGCTTCATTGTTTGGAATTGCAATAGGAGTAAATTTCATGCCCTCCTCCAAAACTGCGACCTTATGGGCATTTCTGCCACCGTAAGCCCTCTGCCAGGCATCACGCACACGTTCTGGATTTTTGATTACCCCAGGGTGTTCCAAAACACCTGACGGACTTGCACCATTTCCAAAAAACGATGCTCCATATTCTTCACAGGCAATAGAAATGCCGATTGCATTTTTGGCAAGTGCAATCGGCGAATATCCAACCAGTCCGTCAAATCCTAAACCCGGAATGTGTAGGACTTCATCAGCATAAAGAACGATGTCACCCTGTTCTTTCAGATTCGGATTTGCTTCATCGTAACGGCTGTAAATGTATATCAGGCGGTTTTTTTCATCACGGTCAACCTTCATTTTGTCAGGCATCAGAGGATACAGCCCTAAAACATCACCTCTGCCGTTTCGGATAATCTGTGCATAGGCATTGCCGTAAATCAGCAGATGGGACATTAATGTTTCCCTGAAAACAAAAGATGTCATTTCTGGATTTGGCTGGTCGTGGAGCAAAAAGTAAAGCGGGTGCCGTGGCACTCGCTCTTTTCCGCTATCGTTGTATTTGTACACATGAAGCGGCAGATGTGCAATCGCTTCTGACAGAACCCGCACACAGGCATACACCGCAATATGCTGCAAGGCTGTTCTGTCGGTGACTCTTTTTCCTGCATTACTTCTGCCGAAAAAGTATGTGTATGACGGGCTGTCATAACTGTTTGTTGGCTTGTCTCTGGACTTGAACAGTCCGCTGAAAATTCCCATGGAATCATGCTCCTTTCTATGTTTTGATATAAAAAAGCACCTCCGAAGAAGTGCTTTTAAATATCGTATAGACCTGCTTGAACTAGATCCGATGTAGAATCCACCATAATCTCAGTTGCTTTTCTTTCGATCAATTCCAACAGATTTCCTTTTTGATCAATTAGCTGCTTTATTTCTTTACCACATATCGCAATAATCACTATTTTTTGTGATAAATAGTATTTAACAGCTTGAGCCTTAAATGTCTTAGGTGCGCTTTTTTTGATACTATAATTCCAAATCTGATACATTCTCCATTACTAGACGCATTAGTGGTGGAAATAATACTATGTAATTTAGAAATATAAGAGCCAGAGGAGTTGTATTTTTATTTTTACATTCGATATAAAACCTTGCACCAATATTTCGTAATATGCCATAATCTAAATACAATTTATTGCGAACAAAACAGTCTATTTGATTTGTTGAAGTTCGCATACCCGCTGCATTAAATGCAGTACAGAGATTAAATAACACCGCTGTTAAATGCTCTAGTGTATCGCCTTTTTCTTTTTTCCCACTGGCGTTCACTACACGTGAATATAAGTTACTTAAATCACTGTACTGATCATCAGTAGGATGAAAGAGATACTCATTAATTCCACCAGCTTGAAAAATCTGTGCCATTGAGAGCTTGTGTTCATAGCAAAAAAGTGGTATAATAAGAGATATGAAAAAAGAATATCAAGCAACAAATTACGAAAGT